ACCCGCTATGAGGCCGCAAAACGGCTGGGCATGGACAAAGTGCCCTGCATCCGGGTCGATGACCTGACGGACGCGCAAATCCGCGCATACCGTATTGCAGACAACAAGGTGGCCGAGGCTTCTTCGTGGAATGATGATGTTCTCCGCGCCGAAATGGACGCGCTGAAAGCTCTGGATGTCGATTTGACGGACACGGGCTTCAGCGAAGTGGAACTTGATGGGCTTCTTCGGGAAGTGGAGGATGCCGACTTCGAGGAATTCTTTACGGAACCTGTCCAACAGCCGCTCAAAGCGGCCAATGCAGGGCAGAGCACCGAGACCCAGCAATCTACCCAACCGGAATCTTCTCAGCCCGCTGTGCCGCAGCAGAGCGGCTCTAAGCTCATCCAATGCCCGCACTGCGGAGAATGGTTTGAAACATGAGGTTGTGTCTGGCGGGTACATTCCCAGCCGAGAAGATTGTAAAAGAGTACCGCCCGGAATACGTTCTGGAGAGTTTCTTTTACATCCGGCCCTGGCAAATCGAAGAGATTCCAAAATGGAAAATGTTCCTGCTCGACAGCGGGGCGTTTACTTTTATGCACGGCATAGAAGCCTCTTCA